CTAAAACGTTCCTTCATTATTACTCTCATGGTTGGAACAGTCTTTCAACAGGCCAATTGATTACCCTCGTCAGCCCCACTACATGGAATGAGCGCGATCCTATTGCAGAAGAGCGCTACCGTGTATTTAGGAATGGTTCTGAACAAGATAAAGAGAAGATCAAGAGCATTGTCAGAACAGAGCGTTGGCTTGTCAATTGCTATGTAATCAATGACCCTGTTAATGAAGAAAATAATAATAAGGTAAAGATTCTTCGCTTTGGTCGTCAGTTGAATAAGATTATTATGGACGCTATTCAAGGTGAAGATGCTGAAGAGCTTGGTCCTCGCATTTTTGATTTGTCACCAAAAGGTGTAAACTTAAAAATCAAAGTAGAGAAGCAAGGTGATTACCCAACATATGTATCATCCAAATTCACAACACCAAAAGAGGTTGAGGGTCTTGATGAAGATTCTTTTGAAAAGACTTATAAGAGTGTTTATGATCTTGAATCATATATAACTGTTAAATCTTATGATGAGCTCAAAGACATGCTTGACAAGCATTACTACTGCAAATCAGATGTTGATGCAGAGCCTGAAGTTGCAGTCAAAGAGAAAAGCAAAGTTGAAGTACCGGTTGTAGCAAAGGTTGCTGCTGCACCTTCAGCTAAGCAATCAACACCATCACCTAGCGATGAGAGTCTAGAGAAACTTCTCGAGGATTTATAATGGACGCCTTTAGGGAACCTACTCCTGAAGAAGCAAAAATGATTGCTCTTCAGTTCTTGGGACAGACTCAAGGGTTTGTTAAAGAACTGGATAGTCATATTATTGGTAAAACAAATACTCTGAGGGGTAATACCCTCAATATTAAAGAGATAGTGGGGTCGCTACCTAATCAGAATCAACAGCAACCGGCTCTACAAACACAACACACTATGCCACAGCCTCAAGCACCCATGCAGTATGCTACTCCTTCTCAACCACAGGTAAGTGTGCAACCTAATCAACTGGTTGATATTTTAACTAAGATTAGTTCCAACATAGAAGTCATTGTTAAGTTGCTTGATAAATAATTCATATCACATATAATAGAGATAGATGAATATTTCTATTCATGATAAAAATGCATTTGTTAATAGCTTCTTAACACCTATAGGTAAAGTAACCAATAGCGCAGTAATAAAAGTTGAAAAAGGTTCCTTTAGTTCGCTGATAGCAACAAGCGACAATTCAATCATATTAAGTGCCATTTACAGCAATCAAAACAATACCGATGAATTCTCACTCAACATCCCCGACATAAGCAAATTAATACGCATTCTTTCTGTCATAGATGCAACTGCGATTGAACTAAATCTCGATAAGAATAATATTTCTTATTCTTCTAAAAATATAAGATTTAAGTATCACTTATTTGAAGATGGTATTATTGTCTCACCAAGACTTAATGTTGACAAATTGCTTTCACTTGAATTCAATGGTAAATACACTCTGATTTATAATAATCTCCAAAACCTCATTAAAGGCAGCACAATTGCAACAGACTCAAATAAAATTTATCTATCGTATAAAGACAATGTTGTTACAGGCGAATTAACAGATAAAGCAAGACCAAACGTTGATTCATATGGGTTAGTTATCTCTGAAGATTATACTGGCATCCAACTTAATTCACCTATACCCTTGAATTTTGAAGTGTTTAGAATAATTTCTTCTATGAAGTTTAAAGAGCTAAACTGTTCATTTTCAAGCAAAACTGGTGTTTATGTATTTGATGCTAATTTAGGTAATGTAACAATGAAATTTATTGTGTCTGCTTTAGCCAATTAATATGAATAAATCCTCTAAAAACAAACTCCGTACACCTGGTTATTTTATTAAGAGACTAAGAGATAACGGGTATATTGTTATTCGTCTTTTTTCTGTTTTTGGTAAACACGATCCTCGGCGCTGGACAGTTATTATCAATCCTACTGGCAACTCTGTTCTTTGTACGTGCTATATTAATAAGAATGAAGTGGGTGAAATGTTATTTGAGTTGGATGATGGCGGTGTAAAGATACCTAAAAACTTCTTCTTAAAAACAGAGAGCATTGAAGTTGTTGTGGATTTTCTACAGAAAAACGGTATTACCAATAGTGATTACCCGGGTAAGTCGAGATATATGATGAATAGACTAAATAATATTGTAGATGAAAAAAGACTCGAACAACCGCAAGAGCAGTGATAAGAAATCAGAAAATTTTGATCCATCAAAATTTAAAACTGAAACTACTCTCACTAATAAAGCTATAGAAGCATTTCTTCATAAACAACTCAACGAAAAGGTTGATAAAAAGAGAGATGTAGATGCACTTGTTAACACCATTCAAGAGTTTCTAAATAGCTTCATAGTTCTTGGTTATAACTTCAACGGTGAACCAGTACACTTTATCTCTGCGCACAACCAGCAAGAAGCTGATTCTCTTGCAACTTTAGTTAACAAGCTGTTTATACATCAGCAGCATACTGATAGAGATATTAGTTGATATTTTTTACAATTAATTTATTATTTTAATATAGTGAAAGTTCTCATTTTAGGCAGAGGGTTTATAGGTACACGTCTTTTTGCTTACTTTTTAAATCAAAAAATTGATGCTACTCTTGTTGATAAAAAAACTGATATAGATTATACTGACCGTAAAGTATTTTCTGATTACTTAAAAAATTCGGATTTTACTGTAATTATAAATTGTTCAGGGTACACAGGATCACCAAATGTAGATGGATGTGAAAGGGAAAAGGAGAAATGTCTTTTTTATAATGTCTCTGTTCCAGTGCAGATTAATAATATTTGTGAACAATTAAATTTGAAATTCATTAATGTGTCATCTGGTTGCATATACACTGGTTATGAGAAAGAGTACACAGAAAAAGATGAACCAAATTTTGGTATAACAGATAACAACAGTAGTTATTATTCTTTTACAAAGCATATGTGTGAAGTGCTGTTGAGAAATACTAATGCAATTACTCTAAGAATAAGAATGCCATTCAACTCAGATGTTACTTCAAAGAATTTAATTTATAAAATTTTAAAGTATAATAACATTATAGATTTCAAGAATAGTGGTACTAATACAGATGATTTGAATGTGTTTATTGAGAAGCTCATATCTCGTTCTGATCTTTCTAGCATTACCGGCATATTTAACGTCATCAACCCGGGTGTTGTTACTGGTAAGTTAATATCTGAATATCTTGCATACAGTGGACTTGTTAATGACAATTGGAAGATAGTTGATATATCTGAACTTGATATTGTTGCACAACGATCCAATTGCGTTCTCTCAGATAAAAAGGCTAAGAAGTATAAACTGCAGCTTCCTCCTCTAGCCACATCTCTCAAAGAAGCAGTAACAAAATTTGCAAAGAATTATAAAAATGTTATTCAATAAACACCCTAAAAAAGGCTGTGTATATGCCATAACAACAGGCAAGTACCTTGGTGAATTATTTGTCTTTATAGAAAAGAAAGAAAGTAGTTTCAAGTTCCTTTCTTTACCTACAATGAACATAAGAGATGTGCCTGAAGAGAAATTTAGTTTTGGGCTGAAGAACAAAATTATTGATATTGTGGAAAGGCTTCCAAGCAATGTTTATTCTACATGCATTAAACAGTATAGAAAAAATTTAACTGTGAATAAATAACTATATGGATTTTATTGAACCAAGAATTATTGCTTCTCCTATTAGCGGCCAACCGGTTAAACCTGTCCTAAAGACTTTTATTCGAGGCAACAAAGAAATCGTTGAAGCACATTATATTGATCCTGCGAGTGGAACCTTTATCCGTAAAGGGCTTGTTTCTGTCAAAGACATTCCAAGCAAAGAGCAGAACAACAAGTAAGTTTATTTCCTATTTTATTATTCTATAATAGACATGTAATGTTGTTACCAGAAGACTATACAGTACAGAAATTCTATCAATACGCTGGTCTACCAAAGTACAATCGACTTACGCGCACTCACCAAGGGTGTTGTCCTATATGCCGTGAAGGACAATCCTGGGGAAAAAAGAAACGCTGCTATTATATTGTTGGTGATAATGTAATATGTTGTCATAATTGTGGTTGGTATAGTGCTCCTCTCAAGTGGATTGAAACTGCGGGTAATATGAGCTACGAGGACATAATGAAGGAGTCTAAAAATTATGATATACTTCCTCTCGATCTTCTCCAGGATGATAACAAGCCAAAAGTAAGAGAGATTATAATTCCCAAGCTGCCTAAAGACTCGATAAACTTATTTGACCCCTGTCAGGTAGAATACTATAAAGACAATAAAGTGGTACTTGATGCAGTATCAGTTATTAAGAAGCGTAAGCTAGATACAGCTATTAATCGTCCCGACAGTCTTTGGGTCTCACTCTCTGATAAAACACATAAAAACAGGCTTATCATACCTTTCTTTAATGAGCAAAATGAAATTATTTTCTATCAATCCAGGATAATATACGACAAAGATGCAAAATTTTATCCTAAATACCTTTCCAAGATTAATAGTGAGAAGTCATTATGTGGTGTTAACAAAATACAATCTGCAATAGACCATGTTTTTATTTTTGAAGGCCCTATAGATTCTTTCTTCACAAAGAATGGCATAGCTGTTGCAGGCATTCAAGAGAACAGCAGCAACACATTCACACCTCTTCAAGAAGCTCAACTCAATAGTTTTAAACTGCTGGAGAGAATATGGGTACTGGACAGTCAATGGCTTGATATGGCAAGTAGAAAGAAAACCGAAAAGCTAATCAAACAAGGTGAAAGAGTATTTATATGGCCAGAAAAAATTGGTACAAAATTTAAAGACTTAAATGAGATATGTGTCAAGTATGACAAGAATGAGATTGAACCGTCTTTCTTGATAAAGAACTCTTATACAGGTTTAAAAGCTGAATTAATGATGATAGAGATTAATCGTTCTCAGAAGAGATAAGATAACCTTTGAAGCTCTCTGATAGTGAGCTTAACTCAGCAGCAAGTCTAGCTATTTTTTTCTTTTCACTTCTAGCTATATCTTCAAACAATGACTCACATGTAGCAGCATGCAGCTTCATTTGAATTGACCCACCATTTGTACCATTCAAATATTCAATAAATTCATCTATTTTTAATATCCATTCTTTTAACTCAGAAATTTGCTCCAATTTAATTTTCTGTGTATCAGTAATTGCTGGTGCATTTACATTAAAATCTTCAGGCTTTGCAGAATCAAGCTTAGCAGCCATGGCTTCTTTATCTGTGGTTGGAGCAGGTGCTTCTGCTTTATTTTCATCTTGTTCCAATAACGACACAAAAGCTTTTCTGAATAGATCCATACAATTATTTATCAAAAAGATTAAATAATTTTGTGAAAAAACTTGTTTCTGAAGAAGGTAGCGTTATGAACTATAATAAATGGGTAAAAGGTATAGCAGATAGAGAGTTTAGTGCTCAAAAGCTCATGGTAAATGATCTTTTCAATGGTAAAGACGGCAATCAATCACCTAATACTGTTAGAAAACACCAAAATGCACTACCCTTCCCACTTGGCAGTCTTGTATCAGCTTTGGGCAATAGTATAGTGGGGCTGCAGAATTCTCTTAGTATTGTTG